TGATGCTGTTGGAATGCACAAAGACTCTGATTTTGGCCATTGCAAAGACGAAATTAATTATATAATTCCTATTACAGAAATGTTTGATACAAATAGTTTATATTATGAACCTTATGCACAATCCAATTGTTCCACAGAAGATTTTTTAAATCTTACATTAACAACAAATGAATATTTTATTGGAAATTTAAATAACTTACTGCATTTTAATAAAATTAATGCAACAGGTTTAACCAGAATTAGCTTAGATTTTAGAATAATTCCTTACAAAAAATATATGGATAACTTGGATTATTTTAAAGACACCAAATTTGAACTAGGCAAATATTATATTTTATTGAAAATATAAATTAAACACGTATGCATATATTTCTATTATGGATAATAACATTTCTATTATTGGCGTTGGAAAGCTAGGGTTGGGATTTGCTTTGTTGTTGGAAAATGTGGGTTATAACGTTGTTGGAGTAGACGTAAATGAAGAATATGTTAAAAAATTAAATTCTAAAACTGTTAAATGCAGTGAACCAGAATACAACAATCTTTTGCAAACTGCTACGAATTTTAAAGCCTCTTCAAATTTAATCGACGGGATAAATCATTCAAATACGATATTTATTATTGTTCAAACGCCAAATTCAGGTGGGGAAAGGTTTTACGACCATTCGATATTATCAAATTTATTAGTCCAAATCAATAAATTAAAACCGATTAATAAAGATATTATAATTGGTTGCACAGTAATGCCCAAGTATATAGATGAAATTGGTATACACTTATTAAATGATTGCACAAACTGTCATTTAAGCTATAATCCAGAATTTGTAGCACAAGGAGACATAGTAAATGGGTTTAAAAATCCTGATATTGTTCTAATAGGCACAAATAATGATAATTTAAGACACCACTTGAAAGAGTTGTATTTAAAAATGTGCAATAAACCTCCAAAGTTTTGTTTTATGAAGCCCTTAGAAGCTGAAATTGTTAAACTTTCGTTAAATGGATTTATAACTACAAAAATAAGTTACGCAAATATGATTGCTGATTTGTGCGACACTGTAAATGCAGACAAGCACATTGTATTGAACGCAATAGGAGGTGATAGTAGAATAGGAAATAAATACTTTAACCCGGGTTATTCATTTGGTGGACCATGTTTCCCAAGAGACACCAAAGCACTACGACAAATTATGGACCAAAATAATATATGTTCAGAATTACTAGTCAGCACCACATCATCAAATGAATGGCATATTGAGTTTCAAGTAAATCAGATGCTCTGTGAAAATAAAGATAGTTATACGTTTGAAAACGTTTGTTATAAAGAAAATTCGAAAATACCAATAATTGAGGAATCTGCCAAGCTTAAAATTGCAAAAAAGTTGACAACGTTTGGGAAACAGGTAACAATAAAGGATACTGAAGATATTATTTTAGAAGTTAAAAAGGAATATGGAGTGTTATTTGACTATGACATTGTTTAATTATAAATTTCATAAAAACAAATATTAAAAAAACACATGAATGAATACTATGATTGAACAAGATTTCATATTATTAATTATGAATTGCAAGAAATATGCTGATAAAGCATCGCTTCAAAAAACTACATGGTTGCGAAATATACCGTCGCGTTTAAAATATTATCACGTTATAGGCGATGAAGAACTGGTTGAGCCTTTCAAGTTTGATGAGACTAATAACGTACTATGGTTAAAAGTAAAAGATGATTACAATTCATTGCCCAAAAAAGTGATTTCTGCTTATCATGCTATTTACGATACACATAAGTTTACATACATTTTTAAAACAGATGATGACCAAATGCTAGACAACGTACGATTTTTTGACGTGGTAATAACCATAATTGCCAATAAGTTTCCAAAGATACATTATGGAGGGAACGTTGTAGATGTTCCACAAGCATATTTGTCTCAATATCATAGAATACATCCTGAATTGCCAGCATACTTGCCTGTATTAAAAACCAAATATTGTAGTGGCCGATTTTACTTTCTCTCTAGAGAAGCTATTACCAATTTACTTTCAAAGAGAGAACTAATTTGCAAAGAGTTTTTGGAGGATTATGCTATAGGATATAATTTGTCAGAGTATTATAAAGCAAATATGTTAAAAATTTGCACCGACAATTCGTTTAAAGATATGTGTTAAAATTATTTAAAGACTTAAAAAGTTAGTTTACAATTTATATTATGAGTTGTAAATATTTCATTTTAACTAAACCATGTGATAAAGAAGTTAACAATGATGAAAATAATCAAATAATTTGTTTAAATTCAAAATCATATATATTGCCAAGTTCCAACGTAAATTATTACATTAGTAATGGGTTATTTGAAAAAAATTTGATATCTTGGGCGAAATGTTTATGCAGTAAGAATAAAAATATGCTTGATATAGGTGCACATTCAGGCACGTACACTATTAGTTTAGCTGAACACTGTAAACATGTGTACGCTTTTGAACCTCAGAAAATGACATATTATTCATTATGTGGAAGTATTGCATTATCTAATATAACGAATGCAACATGTATAAATTTTGGATTAGGTTCTCAAGAACAAACTGGGACTCAAATATTAAATATAATTAGCAATGATGGCGGCGGTTCAACACTTCATACACAAAATTGTGATGTATTAAAAACTGAAGAAATAGAGATAAAAACTCTAGATAGTTTTAATATTGATAATATTGGGTTTGTTAAAATAGATGTAGAAGACAATGAATTACAAGTATTAGAAAGTGCGCAAAACACTTTAAAGAACTCAAATTATCCAAAAATATTGTTTGAAATGAATAATTATAATGCAAAATTGGTAGAGTTTCTTAAAGAACTAACATACAGTATTATTAAAATTCAGAATACTAGCAACATGTATTTAGCGACCGTATCGTAATATTTATTTCTAAATAATTATACAATAATTATACAATAATTAATAATGTGGATTTATATTATTAATTATTTTCACCGAGTTTAAAAGAGTCTTTTAGATGTGCCATTTCTTTTAAAAAGTTGTACTCTTTTATAAGTTTTCGACTTTTCGACAACAGCAAGAGATGCTTTCATTTTTGATTCCTTTCTCACTCTTTCTTCGTTTTCTTCTTGTCTCTCTCTTTCTTCTTTTTCTTCTTTTTTCAAGTTTATAAATTCCTTCTTTTTAATAATTTCGTCTATGTCATCTTTATTTTGATATATTTTTGCATATTTATTCAGTTTGCTATGTAAATTTACATTATTGTCCATATTGACTTTTTTAACTTTAAAATCAATTACTTCTTCCTGGACAACTTCTGCTTCCTGGGTATCTTTATTTTGTTGTGCTTTTATATATTTAGTCAGTTTGCTATGTAAAGGTACATTATCAAAATTGAGTTTAACATTAAAATTTATGGCTTGATTGGGTAACGATTTTTCTGCAGAATTACGGAGTGTGTCGATTCGTGTTGTATTAACTGGTTCTTCATATTCGGGTTCTTCATATTCATATTCAGGTTCTTCGTCAAAACATGTACTAAGACTTTTATCATTTACTACGCGATTAATTATGTTTTGATATAACCGATGGTCGTTTTGCATAATGCTATTGTTTATCATAACAATAATGTTATCTTTGTATTCCTTATCGAAATTACTAGTACATAATTTGGCAATGATATTTTTTGGGTCTAATGTTTCAAAGGTGAGATTATTTACTTTTAGTTTGTCATGCTTTTCCATTAAAACATTGTACAAAATTTCTCCATTATACTCAATTTCTGTCACATTTTTAAACTGTTTTAAAAAATGATGGGCTTTTGTCATTTTCCCATTATAATAAACTTTGTGATTCTTACTTGTGACAGTTTTTTTATTAGGTTTATTGAGCCCTAGAGCATGTTTTTCAAAACAAACTAAATGTGTGTCTTGGGTAATTGTTTTGGTGATGGCTACAATTGGATTATTATGAATAGTATGAATCTCTGGATTGATTTTGTCAATAGGAATATTTCCTTGGTCCGTTGTTACAGGTGTTCCAGCTGGGAAACAAATGTTAGATATTACGATTTTTTCATAAGTATAGTCGAGACTATTACTAGAAATAGGATTAGCCGTCCATATACTACCACCATTATCAACCGCGCTTTGTATTGTACCATCTGACGACATTGCTAGACTGTACCAGCCTGCAGAAGGGGCTGACATATTTTGTGACCAAGTAGTTCCAGAATTAGTCAATATGTATATACTTCCCAAATTAGGTCCTGTATAAGTTATAGCAGTTTGTATTGTACCGTCTGACGACATTGCCACTGATTGCCAGTCTGCAGAAGGTGCTGATGTATATGGTGTCCAAGTTCCAGAAGTAGTCAATTGGTATATACCTCCTCCATTAACGACAGCAGTTTGGATTGTACCGTCTGACGACATTGCCACTGAGAGCCAGTCTGCAGAAGGTGCTGACATATTTTGTCCCCAAGTTCCATAAGTAGTCAATTGGTATATACCTCCTCCATTAACGACAGCAGTTTGGATTGTACCGTCTGACGACATTGCCACTGAGTTCCAGTAAGCAGAAGGCGCTGATTGTGTCCAAGTAGTTCCAGAAGTAGATGATTGGTATATACCAGATGCTGAACCACTTCCTAAAGCAATACAAGCAGTTTGTATTGTACCGTTTGACGACATTGCTATTCCGTACCAGCCAGCAAAAGCAGGTAATCCTCCAAATGTATTTTGTGTCCAAGTTTGTCCAGAATCAGATGATTGGTATATACCTCCTCCAATAACGACAGCAGTTTGAATTGTACCATCTGACGACATTGCAACGCCGGTCCAGGTTGCGGAAGCAGGTAATCCTGACCCTGATGTCTGGATTGACCAACTTGCTCCATAATCATCCGATGTGTATATACTTCCTCCGAAAATTGCAGCAGTTTGGATTTGTCCATTTGACGACATTGCAATCGGCCACCACGCACCGATAGGTGCACTTGTTTGCGTCCAAGTACTTCCATAATTATCTGCTATTGCTACTACATCGTCTGTGCCTACATCGCCTGCAGGTGTAGTACATGTTATTTGAGTACTTGACTCAATGGTTAAATTAGTAGCATTATTGGCTCCAATAGTAACGGCTGTTACATTTGATAAATTTGAACCTATTATAGTTACAGTTGTACCACCTTTAGTTGTACCAGAACCAGGAAAAATAGCTAATATTTCAGGTGTGGACATAAATTATACACATATATAATTCTAAATAATTATACAATAATTAATAATGTGGATTTATATTATTAATTATAAAGCATACAAAATCTATCGATTTATCTGATGAGATATTTGTGCTTTTAAATAAGCCTCTTTTTGTGCCTTGATAAATTCAACCTTGTCTAAATCCGTCATCATTTGTGTATAGTCAGTCGCTCGCTTTTCTATATCACTATAATCTGCCCTTTGTACAACTGTTAAAGGTATTATTAGATACCAATTATGCTTTCCTTGAATATGAAACCAAAATTTATCTAAAGCATAGAGCACATGGTCTTCTGGATTCTTTATTAAATTCTCTATTCCTTTTCTATAATTATGAATGAGAGTATCAAAATAATGATTTTGAACAAGATATCCTGTGGTAGTTTGACATCTCGTTACTTTTACACACGTATCGTCTACATTGGTAAATGGAGGCATATTGTTCCCTGCAATTAGAACAACGTCAAACGTCTTGTTTGTTTCTAAAAATTTATTACATTGACTTATAAAAACCTCGGGATTTAAAAATTTGATATCATCTTCCATAATTAATACATGACTCCAGTCATTTTTTTTCGCCATCTCCAAAATTTTCAAATGACTTATGCTACAACCAAGCGCTCCATTGGGCAATTTAATAGCCTTGAATCTTGTTGCAGGAATGCCAATAGCAGTCAATTGGCTCTCCATATGCTGTTTTCTATCAGGTCTAGAGTCTAAATTGATGTAAAAAGCGTGGGTTATGTCTGAAATATTGTTCATTTAAATGTATTATAATATTGTATTTAAATTTAAATTATTTAACCAATTATTTTCTCTCGCCTCTTACTAAATGCTTAAAGAATCCTTTACTGATTTTGAAAAACAAACTATATCAAATCAAATTAAAAATATATCTTTGGAAACGATTGAGAGAGAAATGTGTCAACTTGTTGAAATCGGAAATAATGCACACACCGCAAGTCCAAGGTGTCGTGTAGGGAATAATATTGTAGATTATTTTACATTTCAACAGCGATTAGAAACAAAGGGCAAATACAATATAAACTTTTATGAGTTTATAGTAAATATTGATGAATTTAAAAAGAAAAAATTCATACAGAATATGCTCACATATTATTCAACCGTTAAAAATAAGAACGGTAAGAAAAGTGAATTGGTCGTTTTAAAGGAAGTGTATAATATTTGTATTAGCGCTATAAACATTATTAGACCGCTTGTCTATATGGAAATATATTCTAAATATAAGCCAAAATGTATATTGGATTTTTGCGCAGGTTGGGGAGGAGCTGCCGTTGCATCATCTGTGTTACACGTACCTAACTACATTGGGATTGAAATAAATGTAAATTTAAAAGAACCATATGAGAGAATGATAAGTTATTTAAATAAAACGTGCAGTACTAAAATAGAAATGATATTTGATAATGCATTAAATGTAGATTATAGTTTAATGAATTATGATTTGGTATTTACATCGCCGCCCTATTATTTTATACAAAAATACGAAAACAATGTGGAATACATTAACAAGGCAGATATGGATACGAAATTTTATACACCAATTTTTACAAAAGTATATAACGGATTACAACCTGGCGGGCATTTTATTATAAATGTATGTAAAGAAGTGTATGAGAATGTATTGATACAGTTATTTGGAGAAGCACATGAAGTGTATCCGTATAAAAAAAGTAAACGGCAAAATGAGTATAAAGAGATTGTTTATGTTTGGAAAAAACCAAATTAATAATATACTCTTAAAGATTTTATTTTACAACATATTTGATGTTGTGGTGTGGAGAAAAATATACCGTTATATTTAATCGTTTTAAATTGTATTTAACAATATACATGTCCCATAGTTTATGTAAATTAGCCAAATTATAGTCATCCATTATTAATATAGTTCCGTGCTTAGACATCCTATATGAATGTATAATATCACTGGTAGCAACTTGGGTTGAATGTCCTCCATCTATGTGTACTAAATCATATACACTATTATTATTTTTCAGTGTTTTTGTACTATCGCCAATTATTATACTTATTCTATCGCCAAACGTTTCTTTAAGTTTTTCATAACATGGCAATGTATATTTATGCTCTCCTAAATCAAAACATGTAACTTTAATATTTGGATTAGATATTAACATTAACAGTGTTGAAAATCCTGAATTAAACCCAATTTCCATAACATTTTTAATATTTTTATTTAATACTAAATTACTTATATTTTTTGTTTTATTTAAAAATGTATCAGTATAGTTAGTTGTGTGATGACGCATAAAAATATTTCCTTCTAATAATTCACCACTATTACTAATAATTTTCATTAAATGTTCGTTTATATATTGTTTTGCTTTATTAATATTATTGTTAATTGTAACATCTTTAATATTATTCAAAAAATCAGTCATTTGAGATATTTTATCTTGATATGCTTCAGGCGCTCCAGGGAAATGATGAATAACTTTATTACTACGAATATTCTTATCATTATTTACAACAAGTGATTTGAGTAATTTATTATTGTATAAATTGTATTTAAAAGCATTGTACACAATATGAGGTTGGTCATAAAACTTGTGAGGTCTAATAGTAATGTCTTGCTTTATTTTATTAAATAAATCTTTTATAGTTTCACAATTGTTAAATAACAATATTCCACTTGTAAAGGCAGTTTTATCATTATAATTATTTATTTCATTGCCAAACAATGATTTACCCCAAAAATCAGAAGCATTATTAATTTCGGATTCTTCTAAAACATATAATATATCACCCTTGCAAACATCAAATACTTTGTTAATGTCATCTTTTACCAAAATAGCTGTATCTAAATAGAGTATTTTATTGTATTTTTTTATAGATGATAGCTTAAATAAATCTAATCTTGATATGCATGCTTTACTAGTGTCATTATATGTATCATTAATCTCAAACTTTACTTTATCAGCATTAAACAAATGGCTTTTTTTTATCAAATTCATAAATGAAGTAGATGTGTAAACTAAAATGTGTGTGTTATCATCTAAATTTCCATAAACAAATATACTTTCTAAAAGTAGATAAAACATATCTACATATTTCGGTTGGTTAAATATGCAACAAAATATACAGTTCATTTATACAATACATATTAGATTTTAAATATATATTGGATTTTAAATAAATTAAAATACTCCACCCAATCGTATTCTCGCGCTAGCATATGCTCTTGACCGATGACCTATGTATTGTGCGTATTGTGCAGAATATTTATTCGGTGGGGGAGGAGGCTGCATTTGCTGTTGTTGTTGCTGCATCTGCTGTTGCTGCATCTGCTGTTGCTGCATTTGCTGCTGTTGCATTTGCTGCTGTTGCATTTGCTGCTGTTGCATTTGCTGCTGTTGCATTTGCTGTTGCTGCATTTGATGTTGCTGCATTTGCTGCTGTTGCATTTGCTGTTGTTGCATTTGGTGTTGTTGTTTTATTTGATATTGTTGTATTTGATTATAATATGGTCGCGATTGGGGATGTAATGGTTGTCGTTGTTCGTCAGATGTACTCGACACATTTTTAAAATTATTAAATGCATCGTTTTTGTCTTCGTTTCTTTTTAACGTGTCTATTTCTCTCAAAAGGGACTCTGGAACTTGTTTTCCGATACTCATTAAATGTTTTGCCGCATTTTCTTTACGTTCTCTTGAAGTAGGATAGTAAGGAATATTAGACCAATTATCGGTTGTAACAACCGTCTGTCTTGTTTCTCTCAATTTATCAGGATTAACAATTTTTCGTTTAGGTTCTCTTAAATCATAATTATAATATTGGTCGCCTTCAAATTTTATATATGTAAGAAAAGTAGATATATTAATGAAAAAAATGTTTGAATTATGGACAGCAAATATATTGTCATTAGGATTGTGAGAATTTGAATCAATAGTAAAGTCTAATTTATGAATAGTTTTTAATCCATCTATTCCTGTATCCTTATCCATCCGCCAAGGGTCCTTCTTGCTTATTATCCTAGAAATTCCATCAAATAATTGTAATATTTCTGGACTGCCTATATTGTAAAATACACTACGGTCTACTTTTATGTCTGCTTTGTTGCATCGTTTTTGCAAAACATTGTCTTCCATTCCCCAACCCCAAAAGCAGGGATATCCATTCAATTTTTCAAAATCAGAACCTTTGACGACAACAATTCCACCTAAAGCGTACTTAAACCCATAATAGTGCTTTATAATTCCTTCAGTAGTTTGGTAATCAAAAATCTTATTAAATGGAATTGTATCTATATCGTTAAAAATAAAAGTAATATCCTTATAATGTTCTGGATATTTTTGTTTAACCGCTAAAAACCCTATATTTTTTGTAGCACCTCTATTAAATGTTCTTGCATCACATTGATGAGAGAAATATATTTCATAATCGTCACAATCTTCCAAAATAAAACTCATGTATTTGCTAAAAAAGAACTTGTGTTGAACACGATTTCTATAAGGAACGATAAAAACACGTTTTGGAATTTTATTCTTGTCTGACATAATTATTGCAAAGGTTAAAAAATCACTATTTTAATTTATTAATTTCTACAAAACAACTTAATTACATTTTTAACAAATATATAATGACATATATTGTCATGTTAATTTCATGTTTGTTAATAACGTTTGCTGTTTATTGTTTTTATGTTCAACTTTAATAAACAATAAAGCAAACCATATTAGAGGGTTATTATTTAATAATAATAACAAAATGCTTTATGCTATCGTATTTCTTATCGTAAATGTCATAAATATAATTGCATTAGAACGTAATTGTGCTTCGTGTGGTTGGTTTATTAAAAATAACAACGGCAGAATAGAAGACGGCATGTGTAAGTTGTTCAGTACAACAACTATTCATGGAGCACAAGAGAATGTTATACATGAATATGCAAAACATTGTAGAGGCAATGAAGATTTTTGTGGGAAAAAAGGATTGTTGTATGAAGACAGTATTGAACTGAATCTGCAAAAAGCTAAATTGGAAAAACTAAAAAATATAGATATTGATTTGTACAATTATCACATGTTTTTAAATAAATTTTAGTAAATGGTTAAAACGACGAATATTTCTTTATGATGATAGGAGGCAATAAATCATCCTTTACTTTTTCCAGTTTCTTATAACATTTATTAATGGTAACCTCGCTAATTTCACTGACGCTTTTAACATCACGTTTTGTAATATTCAGCTTGCAAAATTGTGATATGAAATATACCACACCGGCTGCAATAGAGTGCGGCGTATTTTCCGGCATTATGTTCATTTTCTCAATTTTCATCGAAATAAACTGGCATACTTTTGTAAGTTCGTTGTTTATGTTCAATTTGCTACAAAATCGTTCAATAAATGCCTCTGGTTTAGTTATTCCTAAATTAGTCTTATCTGAGTTTATCATGTCTTTTTCAATATTATTTATGATGGCCAATGCATTTTTGCATCCCTTTGTTGAGCTCGTAACGTCAAGATGAAATATATGAGCAATTTCCTTGGCTGTTCTAGGGAAATTATTTATTCTGCACGATATATAGATAGAGGCAGCTAAAATTCCATCTCTATTATCCCCTCTAAATGTCAAATCATATTCTGAAATTTTCTTATGATACCTAACGGCGTCGTCAATAATCATTTTTGGAATGCCGGCATTTTGAGCCATAATAGTGATTATTTGAAATTCGTCGTATTGCGATTTTTCTTTATAGGGCATAGATTGCCACTCTGTGTAGCGTCGTATTTTTCTCATTTCGTAGCTCATCGAACCATTACACAATACTTTACAACCGTACGACGATTCTTGTAACAGTGGATTAATAGGCATACCACATCTAGTAGGGTCAGAGTTTTGATTATCATCTGCTCCATAATATCTCCACTCGGCGGTTTGGTCGACAATGTCTTTGTATATGATGCCACATTTTGAATTCATACATGTTAAAAACCCTTCATCTGAAAACGCTAAATTACTTTCGCAACGGTCACACATTTCTCTATTTCCGATGGTTCGATAAAGACATTCCAATGGAACTTTTTCCTTTTTTATATTTGATTCTTCCATTTCAGTATCAAATATATTCCATAAATCTTTTTTATTAATTATACAATCTTTTCGTTTTTTGCTTTTATCATTAGTTGTCATTCCTTTTTCTTTGTTATAGAAAAGATTTTTTTAATTCAATTTTATTTTATATATTTTTTATAAGAAGATATATAATGGGAAATGCTGGTTCAACCAATTCAGAAAAAGCAAACAGAAAAGAATTTGACAATTTTTATGACATAATAGATTACATTGCAACTTATTATATTTTGACTATGGACTTTAAAAGTTTAAGCAAACTTTCAGAAAAAGAGTATTGTGATAAGTTAGTGATTTTAACATCTGACATAATAAACAACCACTTTAACAACGCTGAAGTCACCTATTTAGCTCAAAGGGTAAAAAATGGTGTAGATGTAAATGAATTGTCCAAAGAACAGGTTACATACGTAAATAAAGATATGCTAGAAAGTTTAGACGTTTCAAATGATGCAAAAAAAAGTATAAAGAAAAAGCGTGTTTGCATAGGTATCGCGAAATTTTATGTTAAAATTGCCCATATATTTGCGGCTATTGTAATGACAATCAACCCAATTTATATGTACAAAGATGTAAATGGGAATACCGTTAAAACAGGATTAATGGAAAAGGACAAAATCCCAAAAAATGTACAAAAAAAATTATATAAATTAAATATTTGTGATAATAGAATACATGCTTTAAAAAAAAATCAATATGTGGATAAAGTGACTAACCAGGGTTTTGTGCAACCAAAAGTATGTGATATGAATATAGGAAAAAATGGTCAATTAAAAACGTTGGCAGATGAGCCTGGAATTACTGAACTCATGAGGTTATATTTAGATGACAAATATGACTATTCGACGGGGACATTTACAGGAATGTCGGAATCTACAAAAGCCCAATTTATAAAAGACCTAAACTTATTCTACACTGTTTTTACTGGTAATCAAACAATGCCCCCTGAAATTACTAAATTCAGTGATATTAAACTGAGGGATTATAAAAATAAAATGGGATGTCAAGGTGCAAGCCCATATTTTAAAACCAAGTATGCACTTTCAAGCAAAGATGACCTGTTTGTAAAATATGCTACAAACACTACAAATATGATTAATACTGCTACAAATAATCAGAAAAAATTATTATCTGTAATAAATGATTTATTTACATTTGTTGTCGACCCGTATACAAAAAAGAGAAAAATACGAGTGAATCCAGCTTTGACAGATGATACATTGCAAAAAGCTGTAGAAAAAACGCGTAAATTAATAATTGATTTGTATGTTAAGTGTGAGATTGATTATGTAAATGGCGTGAAATTGTATGAAGCAATTGTTGAATCCAAAATATTAGAGACTACACAAAACCAAATTGACAATTTGAAAAAGCAAGCTAACAAACTTATTATTGAAACGACACAACCCTCCGCCGTAAAACCTACGAATATTAGTATTAATCCTAATTTATCAAGTGCACCGCCTCCCTCTACAATGCCAGCACAACATGTAATGCAACCGTCTGTAATGCCAACATCATCTGTAATGCAACCGTCAACAATGCAGACATCATCTGTAATGCCACCGTCATCTGTAATGCCACCGTCAACAATGCCATCATCTGTAATGCCAGCATCATCTGTAATGCCATCATCTGTAATGCCACCGTCAACAATGCCAATAACTATGGCACAAAATAAATAATATTGTTAAAGTATATACATGAAAGACGTAATTGGTGTATCTAACCCATTTGGATTAGTTCAAAAAGCAGGCAAAAGAAAAACAAATAAAAGAAAAACAAATAAAAGAAAAACGAATAAAAGAAAAACGAGAAAGTCAATGCGCAAACAAAAGAACCGACTTTTTCAGTTTATTTAGAACTTTTCCATTAAAAAAACAATTTTAATATATGTATAAATAAATGGCAGTTACCCGTAGCAGAACAAACCGCGTTAAGACTTATAGAAGTCGAGTTAAAAATTCACCTTGTCGAAAATTAGGACCTGCGACATGCAGACGCAAGACAGGATGCAAAAGAGCCAATGGAACAAAACGTGCTTTTTGCAGAAAAACGAAAAACCGTCGCGTTTAATATAAATATTATACAAAAGTGTATATTTATATTTATTTTACATTTCTTCTCCAACAGAACCAAATAATTTGCGTGCATTGACAAGTGCTTGTGTTTTAAGTGCTTGCCTAGCCTTATCTAAAGAACCCGTTTTTGTCAGCGCAGTTTGTGCGGCATCGATAGCAGTTGTCCATTGTTTTTTCATATTTTTCTTATTTTTCATTGTTTTTTTCCCTCCTCGTTTTGTATGACCGCGTTTACGTTTCAAATATCGCTTGGTAGCCATGTTATATATACAAAATATATTTTATAAATAATATATTTTACAGTTAAATGCGTTCAAATACGGTTACATTTTGTTACTGTTTAAGAACGAGATCTTGAGGCGGCAGCAGCTCTTGAGGCAGCTGCGGCGGCAGCACGACCAGCAGAGGCAGCTCTTGAGGCAGCGGCAGCAGCAGAGCGACCGGCAGCAGCAGAACGGGATGCGGAACGAGATCGGGAAGCAGACGCGGCTCTCGATGCGGCAGCTGAGGCAGAACGAGCAGCGGATGCAGCACGACTAGCCGCAGCAGATGCAGAACGAGAAGCAGAACGAGAAGCGGACCGCGAGCGGGAGTTTGATCTAGATCGGCTACGAGACATTGAACGACTACGACGTGATTTTGCCATTTATATATATATGTTATAAAAAAACAAAAAATTGTGAAATTTTTTCTAAATTATTCTTCCCAAACTCTGTTGGTTGAATGCCACCACATTTTATCCCCTTTTTTAACATTGTATATTGTCCTAAACACTTGAAGTCTAGATAATGGAACGTTTGTTCTATATTTATCTAAAGGATGGGGATTTGTTATTAATTGAGACACAATCGCTTTTTTGCTTATACGTTGCCTTTGTTGAAAGGCGAAATA